GGTCACCGGCGGCGGCGGCGACTCCCTCGCCGTCGCGGCCGACCTCACCACCGTGCAGACCCGCCGGCGGCACTTCACCCCCAACCCGGCCCGGCCGTTCGTCCGGGTCACCTGGACCGGCACCGACAGCTCGCAGTCGATGGACGTCTGGGCGGCCGCGCTCGTCATCGCCGGGTCGCTCGTCTGACCGCTGTTCCACGTGAAACATGTGCGCCCCGCCCACGCCGGCGGCGACTCGAGGAACGAGCTCGAGCAGCCGGCTTGTGCGGGGCGCACAGCGATCGGAGGTGAGACCCGGTGACCTGGGCCCCCGACTACTGCACGCTGGCCGCGCTGAAGACCTACATGCGCGTCACCGACACCGTCGACGACGCGCTGCTGTCCGAAGCGATCACCCAGTCGTCGCGGCTGATCGACAAGGCGGCCAACCGCCAGTTCGGCAACACCGCGATCGAGGCGCGGTACTACACCGCGCGGTGGGACAACCGCCGGAATCGGTGGGTGATCATCGTCGACGACTTCCAGACCGTTACCGGGCTGCTCGTCGCGTTCGACTCCACCGACGACGCGAGCTACGGCGACCTGATCGACGAGTACCGGCTCCACCCGGTGAACAGCGCCCAGCGCGGCCGCCCGTGGTACCGGATCGAGGTCCACCCCGACAGCACCGTGCAGCCCACGGCGGCCGCCGACGCGGTCGAGGTCCGGGTTCCCTGGGGCTGGACCGACATCCCGGCGCCGATCGTCGGGGCGTGCAAGCTGCAGGCCTCCCGCCTGGTCAACCGGCGCGACAGCCCGTACGGGACCACCGGCAGCCCGGAGACCGGCAGCGAGCTACGGCTGCTCGCCAAGATCGACCCGGACGTGGCGATCACCGTGGGCGCGTTCTGGCGCCCGTGGGGTGCGGCGTGAACCTGGTGACGCTCGCCGACGAGCTGAAGGCGGCCGCGTCGACCATCACCGGGCTGCGGGTGTACGCGACGCCCGGGCTCGCGATCCGGGCGCCGGCGCTGGTCGTCGGCTTCCCGACCGCCGTCGAGTTCGACCAGACGTTCGGCCGGGGGAGCGACCGCCTGCAGCTGACCCTGTTCCTGCTCGTCGGGAAGACCAGCGCGCGCTCCGGCGGGGCCGCGCTGCTCGGCTACCTCTCCGGCAGCGGCGCGCAGTCGGTGAAGCACGCGATCGAGGCGGCGACCTACACCGCGGCCGACGTCGTGCACGTCGACTCCGCCAGCGTCGGGGCGATCACCGCCGAGGGCACCGAGTACCTCGGTGCCACGTTCGAGACCACCGTCACCGGAAGGGGATGATCATGGCCCAGATTCACGGAAGCCTCGCCGTCGTCAAGATCGGCGCGAGTGCCATCACCGCGCACACCAACAACGCCGGCGTCGAGATGTCGGCCGACACGCACGACGTCACGACGTTCGGAGCGACCGCGCACACCTTCAAGGGCGGGCTGAAGGCCGGCACAACGACGATCAGCGGGATCTACGACTCGACCGCCGTCACCGGGCCCCGGGCCATCCTGGTGCCCGCGCTCGGCACGAACGTCTCGCTCACCTGGTACCCGGAGGGCAGCGGATCCGGGAAGGCGGCAACCGTCGTCGACGCGGTCGTCGGGAAGTACGTCGAGACCGCCCCGGTGGCCGACATGGTCACCTGGTCCTGCGACCTCACCCACTCCGGCGCACCCGTCGTCACGGCCCAGACGTGAGCGGCACCGACAGCGGGTTCGCCACGATCGACGAGCTGTTCGGCGCCGGCGCCGCGGACGCTCCGCAGCAGCCGGTCGACCTCCCCAGCGGCCGGCGCGTGCTCGTGCGCGGCATGACCCGCGCGGAGCTGCTGATCAACCACAAGCTCGCCGGCGGGAACGCGCTCACCATCGAGCAGTACAACGTCGCGTCGTGCATGGTCGCCCCGGTGCTCACCCCCGACCAGGTCGCCCAGTGGCAGCGCTCCGCGGCCGCCGGCGAGCTGGTGCCGGTCGTCGACACGATCCGCGAGCTGTCCGGGCTCGGCGAGGGGGCCGCGAAAAGCGGCGTACCTGGAGATGGAAAGCAGTGACCAGGAGTTCGAGCACTACCTAGCGGAACGGCTCGGAATGACCGTCGGCCGACTCCGCCGCGAGATGTCCGCGGACGAGTTCCAGCGCTGGACCGTCTACTACGCGCGGAAGGGTCAGCGGATGGAACTGGAGCGGTTGCGTGCCAAGCGGTAGCTGGTCGGTCGGGGTCAAGGGGTTGACCGAGTTCCGGAAGTCGCTCCGGACGATCGACAAGGACCTGGGCAAGGGACTCCGCAAAGCGCTCAACACCGCATCCGATTTCATCATCGGCCAGGCCCGCCCGCTGATCCCCCGGAAGACCGGGAAGGCGGCCAAGTCGCTGAAGGCGCGTTCGTCGCAGGAAGCGGTCCGGATCGTGGTCGGCGGGAAGGCCGCGCCGTACTACCCGTGGCTGGACTACGGCGGGAACGTCGGGAAGGACAACAGCGCGCACCGCCCGTTCATCAGCGAGGGCCGATACCTCTACCCGACGCTGGGCAAGCACCGGGCCGAGTTCGAGCGGCTGCTGCAGGGCGCGCTCACCGACGTGGCGCGCGGCGCCGGGATCGATGTGGACTGATGCCGAACCAGGTCACCCTCACCTTCGCCGGCGACGCCGACAAGCTGGAGAAGGCGGCCAAGGCCTCCGAATCCGCCGTCGCCGGCGTCGGCGACGCCGCGATGGACAGCGGCAAGAAGATGGAGAAGGCAGCCGGCTCGACCGACGGGCTCGTCGACCGGCTCGGCTCGCTCGGCGCCGCGGTCGAGGGCGGGATGGGCGCGATCGACGGGGCGGCCGGCGCGCTGCAGGCCTTCGCCGACATCGAGGACAGCGCCCGGGCCCAGAGCGTCAAGGTCGAGCGCGCGCTCAACGACGTGGCCCAGGCCCAGCAGGACTACAACCAAGCGCTCGGCGACGGGAAGCAAGCCCAGGCCGACGCCACCCAGGCCGGCATCGACTACGAGCAAGCCCAGGTCGACGCCTCCGTCGCGCTGAAGGACTACAACGCCGCGGTGAAGGAGTTCGGCGCGAACAGCGACGAGGCGCGCCAGGCCCAGGTCGACCTCAAGCAAGCCAACGCCGACGCCACCCAGGCCCAGCTCGACAAGGACCAGGCCCTGCGCGACGGACAGCAAGCGCTCATCGATGCCAAGGGCGCGACCCTCGACCTATCCGACGCCAACGCCGAGGCCAATCCCGGGAAATGGCAGGAATGGTCCAACCAAGTGCAGCAGTACGCGCCGCTGCTGTCCGGGCTCGTCGGGGTCATGGGGCTCGTCGCTGCAGCTCAGTGGGCATGGAACGCTGCCACCGCGGCGTCACCGGTCGTGTGGATCATCGCCGGCATCGTGGCGCTCGTCGCGGTCATCGTGCTGATCGCCACGCAGACGGAATGGTTTCAGGACCTATGGGCGGCCGCATGGGGGTTCATTAAGACCAGCGCGGAAACCGTCTGGAATTGGATTAAGCAGATCCCGGGATGGATCCGCGACTCATTCGCACTGATCGCCGATTACATCGGCGCACCCTTTAAGGCCGCATTCAACTTTGTGGCCGATGCGTGGAATAACACCGTGGGACAGCTCGTGTGGGACGTCCCCGACTGGGTGCCGGTCATCGGCGGGTCGCACCTGGGCGCCCCGAAGATCCCCCGGTTCCACACCGGCGGCGAGGTCTCCGGCGTGCCCGGGCAGGAAGTCCTCGCGCTGCTGCAGGCCGGCGAGACCGTGACCCCGGCCGGCGGCGGCGGCGGCGCCGGCGGGACAGAGGTCCGGTTCGTCGGCAACGTGTCCGACCCGCTGGCCGTGGTGATCATGCAGCTGATCCGGACCGGCCGGATCCAGCTCACCGCGGCGGCCTGACCCGTGGCGACCCCGACGATCGTCCAGGGCGTCTCCGGGTTCGCCGGCGCCGGCGTCACGACGTACAGCGTCACGATCGCCGCGGCCGGCGCCGGCCACGCCGTGATCCTCTGCGCCGGCGGCGACAAGGACGTCGCGAGCTTCTCCGCGCTGCAGGCCGGATCCGACGTCGACGTCTTCCTGCGCTCGGCGTCGGTGTCGCTGATCATCGACTGGTACGTCGCGGTCGGCGGCGAGACCGTGATCAGCGGGACCGTGGGCGCCAACATCGCCGGCGCCAACTTGTTCGCGCTGGAGATCGAGCAGGACGCCGACACCGGCACCTGGCAGCTCGTCGCGGTCGGCAGCTCGAACAGCACCGAGACCAACGTGACGAGCCAGAGCACCGGGACGACCGGGGCGGCGATCGCGGCCGGGCTCGCGATCGCCGCGGTGTCGTGCGACTCGGTGAACACGGCCGGCACGGCGAGCTGGACGAACGGGTACACCGCCCGCTACTCCAGCGCGAACGGCAGCACCCAGGCCGGTCTCTGGGTGGCCACCAACCCGGTCGCGGCCGCGGCGACCACCGAGACCACGCTCAGCCGCGCCGGCGGCACCGCCGACCAGCACAGCGGCGGCGTGATCGTGCTCGGCAAGGTGTCCGCGCCGGCGGTGCCCGGGGTCCCGTTCCTGGTCGACGAGCTGGGCGACGACGCGACCCTGCTGGTGGAGATCGCGTTCGGCGCCGACGTGCTCGGCGACCCGACCGTCTGGCCCTGGGTCGAGGTCACCACCGACGTCCGCGCGACCCCGGGGATCTCGACGACGCTCGGCCGCGGCGATGAGGCCAGCACGAGCCAGCCCGCCACGCTGCAGCTGGTGCTCGACAACACCAGCGGCGACTACAACCTGGGCGGC